CTTTGTTTTCTAGTTATTATATAATATTCACCATTATCTTCATCCTTTATTAATTTCTGTTTGTCACTTTGAAATCTATTTATATCAAGATTGTCTAAAAATTTTTTAACAAAAACAGGATCTTTATAATGATCATTACGTTCAAAAATTCCTTTTGCTATATTTTTTCCACCTTTTGTTTTTAATTCACGAATAAATTTTTCTTCTGAAGTTTTTAGTGTTTCATCAAATATTCCTTTTATTACAGCTTCTTGATCTTTTAATCTTTGTTGTGATGCAGTAAGTTTTTGTTCGTTAGTTTCGTTATTATTATTAGTTTCGTCTTTTGTTATTTCTGGATTTTTTACTTTGTATTCTGCAATTCCAGCTTGAATATTAGACTCAAATCCTAACATTAACTCCTTAGAAACTATTTTTCTAAAATATTTAATAGCTTCTTTTCTTTTATTTGGATCTGACAAATGAGTTCTCATCTCATTAAATTTATTCTTAAGTTGCGGATTTTTAGCTAAAACTGAATCATAATAACCCTTAGAATCAGGATCTACAGATGTATTATTAATTTCTAGATCATCAAACATAAAAGATAAAACTTCATTATCATCTAAAGAATTTGAAATTTTATTTAATCTCAATAATTTATTTTCATCTGTTTCTAATGGATTTATTCCATAAGTTCTAACTTGTTTTCTAATATCCTCATTTCTTTTTACAAACTCATTTGCTTGTTCAGTAGCCTTTAAATTATAATTAAGATTAACTATAGCATTACCTCTTTCATCAATAGAAAAATTATTACGCATCATAGTATCATACAATGTACTCATACTACCAGGATTAGTATAGAAATTAGAGTTAGATATTTCATCAGCATCATATGAATCTCTAGTTTCATTTAATTTTTCTGTTGCTCTTGATAGGCTAGCAGCTGAGTTTCTAAGATCAGATAATATAACAGATTTTTCAAATTCTAAATCATTTCTTTGTTGTTGAGTTAATGATTTGTTTTCTAGTTCGTAAAATATCTCAGAATATCTTTGCTTTTTAGATGTAGCAAACTCTCTATACATGTTTACTTGTTCTGCGTTTAAAGCTTCAAAACTATAATCGACGTCATTAACATCTTTCATTTCTTCTTTATAACGATCCCTTTGATCTTCATACAGCTCTTTTTCAGCTAGTTTTTCTGCATTTTTTTGCTGCTGTATCATATTATATACTGAGCTGAAAGTTTGACCAAAACCCTCTATAGCTTGAGCCTTTTGCTGTTGTGCAATTAAATTAGTTTGTGCTAATTGTGCTGCCCCACTTATTAATGATTTATCTGCTTTCATGTTTTTTTAATTATCATCAACTTTATTTTTATTTTATTTACCTCAGTATATTCTCAGTGAATTAATCGCCCCCATAATAGTTTCTTGAACTACCAGAAGTAGGAGTAGAAGTATTTGTGCTAAAATTAGGGTTAATATTTAAACCTCCAATTTTTAATTGA